CGTCGTTACCTCTAAGGAAGATAGAAATGATTGAAAAGAACGATGCTGCGCCACAGGGGTTGGACGTTGTTATCCTTGGCGAAGAGGATGCGGCACCGGATATTGAGGTAGAGATTGATGATGAAGGTGGGATGACGGTTGCTCTTGGGGAAGAAGAGGACAAAGAAGTACCGTTTGATGCCAATTTGGCGGAAGTGTTGGAAGATGATGTGTTGGCTCAGATCTCGTATGAGTTGACAACGTTGTTTGACGCGGACAAGGCTTCGAGAAAAGAGTGGGAAGATCAATATTCCAAGGGGTTGGAGCTACTTGGATTTACGTTTGAGGACCGGACCAAGCCGTTTAGGGGTGCGTGCGGCGTGCAGCATCCGCTTTTGTCCGAGTCAATTGTGCAATTTCAGGCGCAGGCGTTGAAGGAATTGTTGCCCGCGGACGGTCCGGTGCGGACTCAGGTGCTTGGAAAGGAGACGCGGGAGCGTTTGCAGCAGGCGCAGCGGGTCAAAGAGTTTATGAATTACCAGATTACTACTGTCATGCAGGAGTACACGCCTGATTTTGACCAGTTGTTGTTCTGGGTTGGGTATGGCGGATCGGCATTCAAGAAGGTTTACTACGATCATGACCTGCGAAGGATGGTCAGTGCGATGTGTTTGGCCGATAACACGTACATCCCGTACATGGGTTCGTCGGTAATGAGCCGCTGTGAGCGGATCACGCAGCGTATTTACATGTCACCGAACGCTTATCGGAAGGCTGTTGTCAACGGTCAGTACTTGGACAAAGCTGAATCTTTGGTGATTACGTCTACGACAAAAATTCAGGATCAGGTTGACAAGACGACGGGTGTGAAACCGAGCGGGGAGGAGGAAGAAGTCACGTTGCTGGAGTTCCAGATTGACTATGACCTGCCCGGTTTTGAGCACAAAGAGGATGGGGAAGAGACTGGGATTAAGTTGCCGTATGTGATCACGCTGGATGAGGGTTCGGGCGAGGTTATTGGTGTTCGCCGGAACTGGGATGAGAACAGTGACACGTATGCCCGCAAGGAATATTACGTTCATTACCAGTTGGTGCAGGGTCCGGGGGCGTACGGCCTTGGGTTTTTGCATTTGATTGGTGGTTTGACGAAGACCGCGTCTGCTGCACTGCGTCAATTGGTGGATGCGGGGACGTTGAGCAACTTGCCTGCTGGGTTTAAGGCCAAGGGTGCGCGGATTCAGAACGATGACGTGCCGTTGCAGCCGGGTGAATGGCGGGATATGGATGCGGGCGGGGCGGATTTGACCAGTTCTATGTTGCCGCTGCCGTATAAAGAGCCGAGTCAAACGTTATTTAGTTTGTTGGGGTTCTGTGTTGATGCGGGAAGGCGTTTGGCCAGCATTACGGACATGCAGGTAGGCGACAGCAATCAGAATGCAGCGGTTGGGACGACGATTGCATTGCTTGAGAAGGGTTCGTCGGTCATGTCGGCGATTCATAAGCGCCTGCATTACTCGATGGGGATTGAGTTCCGGTTGTTGGCAAAGGGTTTTGCTGACTATTTGCCGGATGAATACCCGTACGATGTGCCGGGAGAGTCGCGAATCATCAAGCGGCGCGACTTTGATGACCGGGTTGACGTGTTGCCGGTGTCTGATCCGAACATTTTCTCGGTCGCGCAGCGCATTACGATGGCGCAGACCCAATTGCAGATGGCCCAGAGTGCGCCACAAATGCACAACATGTATGAAGCCTATCGTCGGATGTACGAGGCAATTGGTGTTCGGGATGTTGATGCGTTGTTAAACAGCCAGAACATTGATAAACCGAAGGATCCGGCTAGTGAGAACTCGCAGGCGCTTGACGGTTCGCCGTTAAAGGCTTTTGCTGGTCAGCAGCATGATGCGCACATGATGTCGCACATCTTGTTTGCTTTGTCGCCGATGGTTGCGAGTATTCCGAACGTGGCAACTAGCGTTTTGAAACATATTTTTGACCATCTCCGGTTGAAAGCGGAGGAGTTTGTCGAAGCGGAATTGTATAAGCACTACGGTACGGACCCGGATCGCATGGTTTCTGCGTTGCAGCGCGAGGCAATGGTTGCTTTGAAGGTGGCGGAGTTCCAGCAACAGGTCAAACAGTTGCAAGAACAACTGTCCGGGGCTGGTCAGCAGCAACCGGATCCTCTGGTTGAGTTGAAAAAGCAGGAATTGGCGCAAAACGCCCAAAGGGATCAGGCAAATGCGCAGATTGCGCAGCAGAAATTGCAGCTTGATCAGCAAAGCGAGCAGCATGATGTGCAGTCGGAAGCAGCGCGGTTGCAGCAGCAAGAGCAAATTGCCGCGAACCGCGATCAATTGGCGTTGATGAAAATGCAAGGAGCCTCAAATGGCCAAAAAGCCCCAGCCTAAAGCAGAAAAAGAGCCAAAACTTACGGGTGTGCCAAAGGGCACACTCAAAGAAACACCAAAAGTTAGCGGTGTTAAGTACGTTTTGCGCAAAGACGCTTTACACAAAGTAAAAATCTGTTGATAATTGGTAGGTAGCCTTCGGACAGGGCTGAAACTGTCTGCTTCATTGGAGTAATCCATGCTGGAATTTGCTGAAGCGGTGTTTAAAGAGATCCGGCGGTTGCGGGATGACACTGCTTTTGCCATCCTAAGCAATCGCGTGAAAGATATGGAGCAGTACAAGCAGTTGATGGGTCGTCTGGAGGGTTACACCTTTGTGGAAGATGCGGTGAAGCAGATTCTGAAGAGTAATCCAGACTTACAGGACCTTTAATGACGTACGCCTTGGAAGAAAAGTGGGCGGCAAAGCCGCCAGAACTTTCTGATGCCTATACCGAAGACGGTGATTTGCAGATTGACAAGCTTGATCAGGAGGTTGCGGATCGTATTCCGCGGCCCACAGGTTGGAGGATTGTCCTTTTGCCGTACCGTGGAGCGGTCAAGAGCAAGGGCGGGATTCAACTAGCGGATCAGACGGTTGAGCGGCAGCAGGTAACGACTACGGTTGGTTATGTGTTGGCGGTTGGCGATCTTGCGTACAAAGATGAGGTCAAGTTCCCTAATGGCGCGTGGTGCGAGAAGGGGGATTGGGTTATTTTTGGTCGCTATGCTGGCTCACGCATCAATATTGATGGCGGTGAGATTCGGATCCTGAACGACGATGAAATTCTGGCTCGTATTAACGATCCAGAAGACATCTTGCACATGTAAGGCGGGCGTATGAACGTAACTGAAGACAGCGATTTGGAATACACCATCGGAGAATCAGAGTCTCCGGCGGAAGTGGTGCTTGAATCTCAAAATGAGATTCAAGAGCAGCCTGAGCAAGAGGCGGCACCGCAGGAAGAAAACACAGAACATCGTGCTGAGTTGGATTCTGTGTCGGAGGGAGTGCAAAAACGCATTTCTAAGCTGACTGCGCAGTGGCGGGAATCGCAACGCCGGGAGCAGGCGGCGCTTGAGTATGCGCAAGGCTTGCAACGTCAGCATCAGGAAATGCAGCATCAACTGATGCAAACGGATTATGGCCGGTTGACCGAGGCTAAGACTCGGCTAGAGACTCAGCAGCAAACCCTAAAAAACATCATACGCAAAGCCCGAGAAGAGGGCGATTTTGATACGGAGACGGAAGCGCAACAGCGCATGACGGATCTGATTCTTGAGCAAAGACAAGTTGCTGGATGGATGCAGTCGCAGCAACAACAGTTGGAAAAGCCTGTTGTACAGCAGCAATATGTGCCGCAGCCACAACAGCCCCAACCCCAACAACCGCAGCCCAGTCCAAAAGCGGACGCATGGGCGGCGCAAAACCCTTGGTTCGGTTCTGACCAGACGATGACATATGCCGCTTGGGGCATACATAACACGTTGGTGTCAGACGAAGGGTTTGACCCAAATTCAGATCAGTATTACACTGAACTGGATAAACGGATAAAGGAAACTTTTCCGCAAAAATTCAGGCAACAGCGTACCGTGCCAACTGTTGCGCCTGCTACCCGGAGTTCCGGGATCAACTCAGCACGCCGAGTTGTGAAGTTGTCCGCCAGCCAAGTCGCTATTGCGAAGAAGCTGGGTGTGACGCCAGAGCAATATGCCAAATACGTTAAGGATTGACCATGACTGAAAAACTTACGATTGACCGTGCTGGCCGCGCCCCTCGCGAGGCACAGGCTCGTCGCAAACCATGGGCACCGCCTTCTCGTTTAGATGCACCTCCCGCCCCTGCTGGTTATGGGTATCGTTGGATTCGTGCAGAAATCAATGGGTTTCAAGACAAACAGCACGTTTACGGACGTTTGCGCGAAGGCTGGGAATTAGTCCGGCTGGAAGAGCTTTCGGAAGATCAACGTGAAATGATGCCTGCTCTCGAAGAGGGTAAGCATCAGGGGGTTGTTGGGGTTGGCGGTTTGCTGCTAGCCAAAATGCCCGAAGAAACTATTGAAGAGCGCAATCAGCACTATCGCCAAAAGGCACGGGATCAAATCATAGCCGTAGACAACGAGATGATGCGCGAGAATGCGCATTCCTCAATGCGCATTCAAGCTCCGGAACGGAGCTCGCGCACTACCTTCGGTAATCGTTAATTTTAGGAGCTACTTGTGGCGAATACGAACAAACCGTTTGGATTTCGTCCGGTTGGCAAATCGGGGTCTAACTATAATAGTGATGGGCGTACTGCGTATCCCATCTCGTCCAATTATGGTACCGCGATTTACAACGGCGATATCGTTACCCTAGCTAGCGGCGTTTTGGCTGCTGGCACAACCTCCAACGCAATTCTTGGCGTTTTCCTCGGTTGTAAATACACCGATCCAACGACCAAGCGTCCTA